GATTGCTGGGTGCTTCATGTTCATACGGTTCCACCTATCATGGGTATATTAAAGAACGAGCCATCTGCATCGCCCTTCTTGGTAAAGCTGATATGGCAATGATGATTGTGCTTATTAATCCCATCGTAAGGACGCCAAGCCCAAGCCTTTTTAGACGATGCGATTCTTCCGTTAAAGATGACATAAGAGATTCTCTTATCGCCACGTTTAGCGCAGAGTCGAATCTGATCTGCAAGGTCAGGCATGAGGTCGGGCTTTGCCTTTCCAGATAAATCCCTGTCAATATCAATCGCTCTGACGACACCCGTTGAATCAGGATTGTGGTCAGAAGGACGTGCCGAATGACGAGTGTCGCCAATCCAGCCGTCTGAGGTGCGATCTCTATCTGGGTAGTTATCATCGACCTGAAGCCTTAACTGTTGCCCAGCTTTGCATAACTTAGGGGTCATGCCAGCAAAGAAGTTAATTCATCAGCAGTTAAACCAAGAGCTGCAAGTTTTGCTTCTATTGCTGTTTTTTTAGCTACTTTCTCGGCTTCTGCCTCTTCTAAAAATGCTTGGACAAATGGGATTGCTGCTTCATATTCTGCTTTTGAAAACGGCTCACACTCTAAAAAAGTGATTTCTTCAAATTCTAGCCCGTTTGTAACCCAACCGCCCTCAGGTCGCAAATATCGGCAAACTTCATGTATTTTTGGATTCATTATGCACCTATTTCCATCAAAGTAATTGTTGATTTAGTTCCATTGGTAACGAAACAATTTTGTACCTGAGAAGTTTGCCCTGCAATATTACTTGCAAATTGAGTTTTATAAGTAGTTGCAGAGGTTGTTGCTGGTGAATCCAAATATGTGCCGCCGTTTGATTCATTTCCATTGACATTGTTTGCGCCAGTATATCCACAAATATCTGCAAATTGTATGATATCGGTTGAATCTCTTAGCAATTTCAATTTTACCGTATTGTTAACATTACCAGAATCTTTATTTACGCCATTCTGCATAACAATTATTAAAATTTTGCTTGTGGCAGAAGTTGGCGTAATTGTTGCTGTTAGATTGGTATCCGCAAATGTTGTTGATGTCGATGTTGCTGTCGTCGAAGTTTGCGCATACACAACTTGCAAAACTTTACCGCCTCCACCTGCGGGAGTTGCCCATTTAATGCCAGTTGCTGCGGTTGAATCTGCTGTAAGAACTTGCCCGTTTGTACCTACTGCCAAGCGAGCTGGAGTATCGGCTGCTGTCGCTGCAATAAGATCACCTTTAGCATCGACGATAGCGTTCTGAATAGCGTTTGAGTCATCTTGAGCAACCCATGAAAAGTCTAAATCTGTTCCTGATGCTTTAGCTAATACCTGTCCTGTTGTGCCACCCTTGAGATCAACAAAGGCGGTGTCAATATCTTGTCCAAGTGCAGCAATGGCTGTTGCGCCATCCTTTACTAAGTCAGTCGACTGAGGAATATCCCAGCCAAAGTTGGTTGTAGTTGTTGCCATTAGGCTACGGCTCCTATCGCGTTATTCCATGTGAGGGTCGGACTTAGGGTATTCCAAGTCTCGGCTGCTGATACCTGCTCCCATTTTACAGTAACTTGGGAGAAGTTTATTGGAGAAGCGTTGAAAGTCACGCTTAGATTATTAAGGCTTGCCCTGAATGTCCAGCCTTCGATGTAGCCCTGAAACGAACCATCATTGATATTACCTGGCAGGTTCTGAATCCAGACTGGCTGACCCATAAAGATATTGAGCAAAGCATCACGATCTGAATTGTCTATTTCAGGATTACCCAGGACAAAAGTAATGGCTTGGAATTTGGCATAAGGATAAGCTCGAAGAGAGACATAACGGTCTGCTAAAGATTCCGCATCTGGGGTGTTTTTGATTCGGGAAGTAAATGTCTCGCCATAGGTGCCATAAAGAGATTGGCTAACCGTGTCTTGGGTGGTGTAATTACTTGCACCATTATTGCCATAATTAATCTCAAAGTAATTTCTTAAATCTCCAGCTCGAGTAGTTGAAGCAAGCCCCACTCCATTAGCATGATTGGCGTCAAGTGTGGTGTATCCATTGGCGGCTAAATAATCCTGTCGATGGGTTGAATCTGCATAACCGATATTGCCATTAGAGTCTTCATAAAGGTAGCCAAAAGCCGAATCAGCTATTGCAGAACAAAGGCTATAAAGGTCTGTCGGGGATGATGATCGTGCGATAAGTTCGTAATCGCCAGGTTGGTCGATTTCACCTAAACCAATATTTACGGCATTAGCCCAAGTTTCAGTAGGGTCATAAGTCGCCCATGTTTCAGCCGCTGGAACTTCGTTCCATTGACCTAAAAGATACCCTGATAAAAGGGCATAAATCTGGTCGCCGTCATAATCGGCAGAAAGAATTCCATTATCAATGATTTTAGGCAACTTAGAAAGAGCGCCAAGTCCAGTAATGGTCGCCGTGGTTGTATAGCCAATATTGCCAGCGCGGTTAACTGAAATAGTGAAATCTGAAATATAACCGCCAAAGATAGGCACATAAGTGCCAGCAGAATTAGTTACTTGAACCGCAAGGCTAGTTCCTACAGTAAAGTTGTAAGAGCTGTTATTAAAATTCAAAAGCTGTAATTGGCAATAGCCAGCGACAGGCTGTTGATAGATATCGGTTCTTCCAGAAGTAATTGTTATATTGGCGACAGTTACGTCCGTGACTTCTGATCCATCAATTTGGATTTTATACGTCGGAGTCCAGGCTGTCATGAGTAGATTAAGCCCCCGCCAATAGTTCCTCGAGCTGAAGAATCATTGAGAAGTCCTACGATTTGGCGAGCGGTAGATTCAGGATCAATTGCCCCATTGACGGTGATATTAGTAGTGCCAGCATTAGGGTTGTAATTAAGCCCAGTTAAAGGATTATATGAAATCACTCCGTCAGAAGGCATGGATGGCGCTGAGTAAGGCGCAGCTGGAGAAGAGGCTCCAGTCTCAAAAGAACCTGCAGTTTCAAAGGAAGCCTTAGAGAAGAAGTTTCCTACTGCTGAACCAGCGCCCTTAATGGCGTCAATAATGCCTTTAATCGTGTTATAAATCTTGGTTATCTTTTCAACGAAATTTGCAAAGGTATCAATAATGCCTGCAATAATTTTGCCCAATGCTTCAAAAGCCTTGCCTAAAACCGTGCCGACAGCAGGTGCTAAATAATCTTTTATAAAGTTATAAATGGATTTCATGAAGCCATAAAAAGGCTGAAGCTCATCATTGTTTTCAGCTAAAGAATCTTTAACCGAATTAAATGCTGATCGTAATCCATTAATAATTGGCTGAATAATCTTCAATACTGGCTGGAGCTTATCGCCGATATTGCTAGTAAAATCCTGAATTGCCGGGATTACTTGCTTAACTAAAATTGTAACCATCGGAGTAATTGCATCGAGGATGTATTTACCGACTGTCTCCTTGCCTTCATCAAAGGCGACTTGGAGACGTGTTAACTTGCCCTGGAAAGTATCTGCCTTGGCTGATGCCTGGTTCTCAAAAGTGTCGGCAAGTTTTGCTGTGATGTCATCCATGCTCATGGTCTTCAGTTGAGCAGAAGTTAAGCCAATACCTAATTTAGCAAGGGATGCAGTATTGCCTTCAGCAGCCTTAGCCATGGCATTAGTTACAGCCTCTAGGGACTTGCCTGAGCCTGCTGCAACATCGATTGCAACTGTCTGTAGCTTCTGAGCCTTCTCGACGTCTCCAGTGGCCCTTGCAAGGCGTTCTAGGGACGGACGCAGGTCATCATCGGTAACACCAAAAGCGAGAGATGTCTTGGTTATGTAATCTTCTGTAGCGGCTATCTGGTTGTCTGTAGCACCAGTTACGTTCTTAAGAGTAAGCGCTAATTTAGTCTGAGCGGCTGCGTCTTCAATGGCTGATTTAACGCCATCGATTGCTAACTTGCCAGCGTAAGCAAGAGCAGCGGCGCCAGCAGCTGCAAAGGCTAGTCCAGCCTTCTTGCCAAAGTCTGTAACCTTATCGCCAAAGGTAGCGACGTCTTTATCTGCTTTATCAAGATTCTTAGTGAAGTTATCAACGTCAGCAAGAAGCTTGAGCGTTAACGCTCTTGTACCTGTTGCCATTAGCCCCACTCCTTCAAAACTTTATCGAATGATTCAGTCCATCTAGCAACGATTTCAGGTTGAATCTTGCGAAGCGTTGGATAGATAAACCAACCCCTAGAGCCTCGTCCTTGACGACCAGACCATACGGGGAATTGCTTAAACTTGTTAGATCCGAATTCTGAACCGCCCCAGATATCTTTAGTGGTTGCCCCACCTGAAAACTTTTGAGAAGCGAATCCATAAGTAATCTCACCAATGCGGCTTGATTTATTAACTTTAGAACCCTGAGCGATTCGACCTGAGACTTTTGTGTTATTGCCCCTGCTGGCAGTTTGAATAACTTCTGCTCGAGCGAATTCAGCCAAAGCGCCTGACTGACGCTTGGCTTCTTCGTTGGCTTCTTCACCCATATTCTTAAGAGCCTTGAATACTTGGCGCAATTCAGTCTGATCAAGTGCTACTAATTCACTTGCCATTACGTTGCTCCAGTATCTCTATAGCTGTAAGAATATCTTCGGCAGTTTGCCAATGATCCATAGGAATCTGAGTGGCTAGTGCCAGTTCAACTAAGAGTCGGCTTACGCTTCCTCTTGGATGACTTTTGGGTCTTCTCCACCTACCTCGACATCTGCGACTGATTCCATCCAGACATCTAGTGTCTTAGTTGGCTTACCGCCTGCATCTCGCTTCATTGCTGAATGAGCTACATAAAGAATGTCCCACATTCCGCC